TGGTCTACGTGAGGGGAGCGAATCAGGCAAGCGTGTCGGCCACCATCGGTCGGACGCTGCTGAAACTCGAAGATGGATACGGTGGCGTTCACATGCAGTGGACCGACCGTGACTTTTTGATTCAACCTGCCGACTTGGTGATCGCCGCATCGCAGGTACTGCCGGAACGTGGCGACACGATCCGCGAAACCCAAAACGGCAAGGTCTACATCTACGAGGTGATGACTCCGGGAAGCGAGCCGCACTGGCGATGGTCGGACCCGCACCGAAGACTCCTTCGTATCCACACCAAACAGATCGGAATTGAGTGATGTCGGCAAGTATCGTCGCAATCGCAGATGCAGTGACCGCCGAGCTGAACGGTAACACGTTCACTCAAACGTTCACAGCGCAGCGGCTTTACCTGCCAGTATTCGATCTGCAATCGATGTCCGATTTGAAGGTGACTGTCGTCCCCAAAGGGATCACCAGTTCGTCACTCGATCGTTCGCGAGACAACTTCGATTACCAAATCGATGTCGCGGTCCAAAAGAAAGTCAACAGTCAAATCGAACTGATCGATTCGCTGATGCGATTGGTCGAAGAGATCGGCGACTACTTTCGATCCAATCCACTCTCGAGTTACCCAGGGGCTCGCTGTACCAATGTCGAAAACACACCTGTTTACGCCCAAGATCATTTGCAAGAACTCCGTCAATTCACCAGCGTCCTGACCCTTACCTTCCGCCTTTGGAGATAACCGATGACCACCGGAGACGTTGGCCCATTCCGCATGCAGTTCACCAATTCGCGAGGAGTCACCCGTGAGATTCCTGGATTGGACGACGTGGATGACATGTTCAAAGTCAAATCGATCCAGAAGAAGTTCCGCGATTCCTGGACTCGAACTCTGACGGACCTTTGGGAACTGACCACTAGCGGTGGATCAACGGCGAGCGTCTCCGGTGGCGTTTTGACCATCGGATCTGGAACAACCGCGGGTGGATATGCCGAGCTGCTCTCGAAGGAAACGTTCACGATTCCATTCCGAGCCATGATTGCGGTCCAGTCGGGCGCAACGCGGCAAGCCAACACGCATCACATCATCGAAGCCATCTCGGTCGATCCAACCACTGGAATCCCTGATGGCAAGCATTGCTTGAACATCGACATCGGTGGTGCTGCCAATACGACCGTGACCAACATGGTCTACAGCGTCCAAAACGGTGGTTTGGTTCCTATCGCATCGGCAGCATCCGCGATTGTTTCGACGGCTACCTATTCGATTCTCGAACTCGAACCGTTCTCCGACGAATGCTATTTCCACTCCAGGGCGATGGATTCGACAGGTGGGCGCTCGAACTCGTATGTTCGGCATCAGCAGATTCCCGATCCAACCGCAGTCTACAAGATCCGTATTCGCTCGATGAATCATCAAGCGTTTAAAGCGGTTTCGGGCGCGATCGCCGGCCCAGGAAACGTTATTCGCCTTACGTCGACCGCACACGGATACACCGGAACGCCGACGATTTGGGTTGAATACCTCAACGGGGTCACCAATAACGGCGCGGTCTTGCGTGGTAATTACGCAGCAACGGTGATCGATGCCAACACGATTGACCTAACCGGAACCGTTTTCTCCGGAGTATACGTTACTGGTTCGGGACAGATTGCACTTGCTGCCGCACCCGCAGCGATCAATTTTCAATCCCAGTTCATCAACTGCCAGGATTACGCAGAACTCACTGCTGAAATCACCGCAGGTCGTGGCCAAACGGTCATCGGACAAGGCTTGGGGGTGATCCTTACGGGCGCGACCGCAACCACGACCAACATCGGAACGGTAACGGCGAACGTCGCTGGCCAAGCGGCCCACGATGCAGTGGTCGCAGGTAACCCGGTTCGTATGGCTGCTCGTGCTCTGACCGCAGCGTATGCGAGCGTCGCGACGGGTGATGTGGCCGACTTGGTTTCCACGCTGCAGGGTGTACTGGTAACGCGCCCCTGGCAAATCCCCGAACTCGAATGGGCCTATGCGTCGGCTGCTGGTGGCGTGATCAACACGACCGATGTGGTCATCGCAGCAGCCGCCGGCGCTGGTCTGCGTCGCTACATCTGCTCGATGCAACTCTCGAACAACTCGGCGGTCGCGACGGAAATCGTGCTCAAGGATGGTGCCACCATCATCTGGCGAGGTCATTTGCCTGCCAATGCACCGATGGCGGAGATCATCTTTGAGAACCCACTCAAGACCACGGCTGCAACAGCGCTGAACTTCGCATGCATCACCACCGGTGCTGCGGTTTACGTCAACGCACAAGGATTCACGGCACCGTAAGAACAACCATGATCGCAGTCAAAGTCACCACGAAAAAATCGATCGACAAGGTCAAACGCAAAGCGCAGCAAGGCAACTTCAAAAGTCTTGGTCATGCAGCTGCTGCGATTCGTTTGATCGCTCGTCGTTCCATTCGACGGGGCAAAAAGGCCTCCATGCCTGGCAGCCCGCCCAACACACGTCGCGGCCAGCTCAAGCGTTCGATCATGTACGCATTGGACAAACAACGTGGTCGCGCCCTCATCGGACCGGACTTCGATGTAATTGGTGCTGCGGGCAAGGCTCACGAGTTTGGAGGCAGGTTCCGTCGAGAGCGTTACCCCAAACGACCGTTCATGGGACCCGCACTGGAAAAAGTTAAGGACCGTCTGCCGCCCATGTGGGCAGGCAGCATTCGATAAGGAGAAAAAGAAATGCCAGCCAAACTTGGACTCGATGCAAAGCTCTACCGAAACACAGGGACGTTCGCCACCCCTGTATGGGACATCATCGGAAATGTGCGAGATCTAACCCTCAATCTCGAAACCGGAGAGGCGGATGTGTCCACCCGTGCCAATAACGGCTGGCGTGCCACGGTGGGCACACTCAAGGATGCCTCGCTCGAATTCGAGATGGTTTGGGACACGGTCGACACCGATTTCACCGCCATTCGCGATGCGTTCCTCAATAACACCACACTTGAGTTCGCCGTGATGGATGGACTTATCACGGGGGCAGGAAGCAGTGGTTCTCAGGGATTGAGGGCAACGTTTCGCATCGCCAGCTTCTCACGCAATGAAGCCTTGGAAGAAGCCATCACGGTCTCGGTCACCGCCAAACCCACGTATGCGTTGAACCCGCCATCGTGGATGACCATTCCTTAGTCTGCACTTTCATCTTAGGGATATTCGATATGCACAGTTTTGTAGACAACTCGCGGCGGACATGGGAAGTCGTGATCAATGTCACGGCGGTCAAACGGATCCGTGGTTTACTTGGGATCGACCTGTATGCCTTGGTTGACGATGGGTTTAAGTCACTTTCCAAACTGGTCTCCGATCCCGTTACCTTGGCCGATGTACTGTATTGCCTCTGCAAGGATCAGGCCGACAAGCAGTCGATCACCGATGAAGACTTCGGACGGGCTCTGGCGGGTGATGTGATCACACTAGCTGCCGATGCATTCGTCGAGGAACTAATCGATTTTTTCCCCGATGCCCGCGCGAGGGCGAGTCTCCGCAAAGCGATCGAAGCGGGCAAAGCGGTTCGGGACAAGGTCCTCAATCACGCGGAGAAGATCCTCGATTCGATCAACCCCGAGACCGAAGCGCAGAAGTGGATCAGCTCGTCTGGCACTTGGCAGGAGTCCTCGGCGTCGATCCCGGACCATTCAGTCTCCGAGAGCTAATCGCGATGGGAGAAGCACGCAGCCAAGTTCTCTGGAATCACACGTCCAGCATCTTGGCAATGCTGGCCAACATCCATCGCGATGCTAAGCGATCGCGAATCTACCATCCGTCGGACTTTAATCCGCACGGCAAGAAACGACCTCAACCTCGGACGATGGTTGGGATCGGAGCCCTGAAGCATGTTTTCATTGATCGGCAAAGCGAGATCCAATAGCGATGGCATCCAGTTCCAACATCAAAGCCGGCGCAGCCTACATCGAGCTCTACACCAAGGACTCTCGTCTGGTGAAGGGGCTCAATGACGCTGCCAAGCGACTGGACGCATTCGGTAAAAGCCTCCAAGGAATCGGGACCAAAATGGCGATGCTTGGTGCAGGGATCGTCACCCCACTGGCCGGCGCTGCCAAGGTCTTTGCCGACATGGGCAGCGATATGGTCGACATGAGCCAGCGCACTGGCGTGTCGGTCGAAGCCCTCTCGGAACTGGGGTTTGCTGCCGAGCAATCCGGTGCTGATATGGGGACACTCGAGGGCTCGCTCAAAAAGATGCAGAAGATGCTCTTCGAAGCGGCGTCCGGATCGCAATCGGCCCAAGAAACCCTCGCATCGCTTGGGCTCAGTGTTGCGCAGCTGTCAAAACTATCGCCTGACGAACAGTTCAAATTGATCGCAGATCGAATGTCACAGATCACCGATCCAACGCTGAAGACTGCGACAGCGATGGCGATCTTTGGTAAATCGGGCACGCAGTTACTGCCGATGCTTTCGAGTGGTGCCAAAGGAATCGAAGAGCTGCAGCAACAAGCTCGCGATCTGGGCCTGACTATGGCCACCGAAGATGCCCAAGCAGCTGAGGCCTTCGGAGATCGCATCGATGTCTTGTGGAAAGTCCTTAAGAAGACCGTCTTCACCATCGGCTCCGCATTAGAGCCGGTTCTATCGGCAATGATCGATTCAACAGTTCGAATCGTTGTGGCCACTAGCGACTGGATCAAGAACAACAAAGGTTTGATCGTCACGGTCTTCAAGGTGGGAATTGCGATCGCGGCCGGTGGAGCGGCAATTGTCGCCCTCGGCGCTGCAGCGGTTGGACTTAGCACTGTCTTCGGCGCTGCCGCAAGTGTTCTTGTGGGAATCGGCCAAGGGGTCGCAATCCTCGGAACAGCGATCGCAGCATTACTTTCTCCGATTGGGCTGACCATCGCAGGTCTTGCAACACTGGTTGGATACTTTGTCTACACCACGGGTGCCGGCACACAAGCGATGCAGTGGCTGGGGGATCGATTCAATGAACTCAAAGACACCGCACTCGCTGCCTGGCAAGGGATCGGAGATGCGCTGGCGGCCGGAGATATCGCACTGGCAGGCAAAATCCTGTGGCTCACCCT